GAACTGCTTTTGTAGAGCAATCTATCCCCCCGATCATTCAAGAACCTCTGGGGCATTCTCTAAATCTTCATTTATGTCTAACAGGACTTGCGCTAAATCATCCACAATCAACAACCCCTCATGAGTACCCCCGTTTAGCACGTAGTATTTCAACGCCGAAAGACCCAATTCTATATAACTTATCTTAGTTAAAAGTTCTTCGGTCATCTGTTTTCTCCTCATACGCTTGAGTTCTTATAGCGACAACCCTAGAAACAGTAGCATAGGCTGAGGTGTATAATTTCAACTCCCCTAAAACTTTTTGGTATGCCGTATTGATATCAATGCAATCCCTACGTAAGTCCATTAGTGACGGGTTAGTCATAAGAACCTCGCCCCGCATCTGGTCTCTAGTAGGCTTCTTTTTTGCTTCAGCTTCATATTTTTGGTTCAATTGAAATATAGCAATATTATACCCCTCATCAAACTGTGCTTCCATTGCGCCACGCCTAGCTTCTAAATCAGCTACATGTTGCTCTAAGAGACTTTTGGAACCCCCGTACATAACTAGGTAATCTACAAGTTGTTTATTATCAGCTTTCATAACATCAGCAAAGTTTAAACCTGTGTGAGGCTTCTCCACCTTTAATGTAAACCCCGGCACAGAAATACTATCTACGTACTCTTTAGCCTGAGATATAGCATCTTCATGAGACCATCGTTTTTTCATAGTAACACCTTCTTACAATTGCAATACCACATCCCAGTACATTTTACAGGCACTTCCTTCATCTCCATAATTCTATGACATCTACTCACTAAGTTTTCCCACGACAAGGGGTCACGTAATAATTTAAAGGACTTCAAGTCTTGAGTATCCTTATTCTCGTACAACAGATAAGAATTTTCCTGCTCTGCGATATTCAAATACAACTGAACTTGGATTAGATGCTCAGGTTTCGGGCCTTTCAACTTAGAAAACCCCGCAGAATTTATTGTTTTTAACTCTAAAATAGCACCCCTATCCGTACCATCCTTTATAATAAAGTCAATTCTTCCGGAAATTGGGGGGTCATCAAACGTAGCTACCAATTCTCGATCTATTAGTAGGTCAGCTTTCTTTAAATACACCTCCACACGTTCCTCAAACGAACCACCCGTATCAAAAATGCGCTGTAATTTAGGTTTTACGTCCAGTGCTGGCATTAAACCATTGTAAGAAAGGTAAAGGTACCTATCGCAAGGGTTTCCTAAACTGGATGGGTAGAACACCCCTGCTCTAGGAGGTCTCCCTTCGGAAACCATGGTGCCTTCTAACTGTTTAATTAACCATTTATCTTTAGATACGAATTCCCCTATACCTAAAGACTGGCTTCTAATTTGTTTAATTCCAGACATAATCTTCCCTTTATAGTTTCTAGTGTATTTTCTCTAAAATGCCAAATATCTTCTATACCCATATCCTTTAACTTACCGTCTCGATATGCATCACGTTTAGCCAGATGACCAAAGGGGCCGTCCGCTTCCACAACTACCTCTATCTCAGGTAGGTAGAAGTCCACATCATATGTACCGAATCTAGCTTGGGATATGTACCGTAACCCAGTTTCTTCTAAGCACTTCTGTATAAGCTTCTCCTGCTTAGTCCAAAATTTCGACGGCATCCACTATCTTCTTCATTTCATCTGGGTACTCCTCAGCGAAGCCACGCAAGTTATCAAACCCTTGCAGCTTACCTGAAGGAAATTTATCGTAAAAATACCACGCCCCACGTTTAGCTATGATACCTTTTTCCAAAGCTTCCCGCAAAAAGGTTTCATTAGTGTCTATGCCCCCTTCAATACGAAATGGTACCTCAATCTGTTCCCACCGGTCTCCGCCAAACTTATCTTTCAGTAGGGCGGCTTGAATCATAAACCCAACACGCTTATCCTTTTCTTTAATATAAGTTCCCCTGCGAGTCTCCATTACAGCATGAGCAAAAAATTGCTGCCCTTTACCACCGGGCATAGTTTCAATAGCGGATACAGGCCCCATAGAACCCCTCACTTGATTGACAACAACTAAAGCTGAACCGTGCTTTAATAACGGAAGCAACCTAACCAAAGCTTGGTTCCACGACCTTGCTTGCCATGCTATAGGATTGTACCCAAAAGAGTCCTTGTTATCCATAATTTGCTCAGGTATAAGACCAGCTACACTGTCCAGTACAACTAAATCAACCCCCGCCTTAAGACCGGCCTCCATAGCCTTGTATGCCTCTTCTGCTGAGGGGGCTTGCTTTATTAGCATATCGGACGTATCTAGTCCACACTTATCCATCCACACCGAATCCCAAGACATCTCCGTATCTACCCATAACGAAACTCCGCCCTGCTCTTGAACAGACTTACATAATTGGCTAGCGAGATAAGACTTACCGGACGACCAGCCTCCAAAAAATAAGGAGAACTTTTTCTTAGGTATACCCCCATTAGTAATTCTATCTAATCCTGCTATGTTGAAGGGTATTTTCTCGTAAGAGAATTCATCTGAATCCCCCGTCACCAACCCTAAAGTCTTATCGTCTAGCAGGTTTTTAAACAGATTGTTCGCTGTCATCTTTTAACCCACCTCTATTAATGTAAGCCTCTGACCACGCAAAACAAACCGCTGCACATTGAATAATCTCCTCAAACATACCCGCCATACGGTGGTCATTCACATCCTTGGCAACCTCCCCGACCTCCTCAGTTAAAATTGATATCCACTCTAAATCGGTATTGTGTGTTTGATCCCCCCACCGCTCGTCCTGTCTCTCCCTTTCAGATAGAACAGCTTCAAGAATCTTCGCTCGTGTTATTTCGCTCATTAGCCCGCATCCTTTAAAATCTTGTCTACTTCCGCATCAGCCAATTTATATAGTTTAACAAAAGCCTTACCTAAAGCTTGTTTAGCAGACTCGATTTGTTCTTCTATATCATGGTCGGTGTCCAGATCGTAAATACCCACCGTCGCTTTTGCAGAATTATAATTTCCTAAATTTACAGTAAATGACAATTCCTGTGATACCTTCGCCATTAAACTCTCCTTAATCCCAATCTATGTAATTACTAATTATATCAGGTTCTAGTGCTTCCGTCAATACAAAATCCCTTTTAGTTGCCCAAGAAGGATCACATATCTCCAAGTCTACCTGCAAAGGTATGTTTAATGAATTCTCCTCTAACAGTTCTTTAATTGCGGGGACAACTTCAGGTGCCTCATCTTTATGTATCTCGCAAATAATCTCATCATGTACTTGTAATAACATGGTGCTTTTCTTACCCTTTAGATATTCCGAAACTACAATCATACGTTCACTCAGCAAGTCAGCGCTAGTTCCCTGTATGAGATAGTTGACAGCTTTGTAACCTTTGTCCGAAGGTACTCTGTAGACTCTGCCAAATTTATTTTTAACCCACCCACGATGTTCGATCATCCTAACAACAGTATCAAAGAATTTCTTTGACCCGGCTATATTTTCAAAATAGTCTCTCTTATATTTGGCTGCTTCATTAGGAGTGGTTTTCAACTGTTGAGCTAACTTATCCTTACCAATTCCGTATATAACTCCGAACGTAATAGTCTTGGCAAGTTGCCTGTAAAATTTAAAGTCCGGACTATCTTCGCTTACTTTGAACGCCAGCTTTGCAGCCTCCCCATGAAAATCTATATCCCCCTGCTTCATAAGTTCCAGCATATCTGGGTTATTTATGTAGTACATAAACATACGAACTTCCATTTGAGAGTAATCGTATGACACTAAGTAATGATTTTGCCTCGGTACGAACAGTCTTCGCATAGAAATTTGCTCAGAGTTAGTCTCATCAAGAGATTCGTCACCCATAAAGCCCCACGACTTTATAACTTCATCGCTTAGTTTCTCACTATCTAAAGCGTTACCTCCCTTAGAGGCTATAGTTGCACCCACCCGTTCCCGAACATCCCGCAGTTCTTCTGGAGTGAAATCCACATCATAAAGTTTAAAGTGGTTGCGTGGAATGTTTTGTAGGTTAGGACTACGGGAGGATAGCCTTCCCGTAACAGTTCCCCAATTAGCAAAGGTAGTGTGCATTACAGGCGTTTCAAGGTACGGTTCGATGTATGTTGACTTTAACTTCGCCAACGTCCTGTGCTGCCGTATTAGACCCGCTACAGGATGATTTATTTGGACTAACGCCCCCTCATTCCAAGCCTCTGCCCCTGATGCGGTCTTCATAGGAGAGTGTATACCTACTGAGTTGAAGTATGAACCGACTTGTTGAGGACTGGACATGTTAAATACCTGCCCCGAAAGAGCTTCTATACGATGTTGGATGTCTACACTACGAATACTAAGCTTTTCTAATACCGTTAGGGCGTATCCCTGATCTATCCGTATACCCTGACGCTCCATATCTAACAAAACTCTTGTTAAATCTATCTGCATCTGCCATATATTCTCTTGATTACTCTTTTTTATCTTCTCAAGTGAATCTTCATATAATTTTAATGTCCAGTAAGCGTCCTTTTCACAATAAGGCCCTAAAATTTCAGTTGGGCACATGGAGAAATCACGATTCCACTTGTTTCTCACTAATGTTTGCTTAGTTTCCTTGTCATAAGAGGCACTATTGGGGCCAAAACGCCTAGAAATGGTCTCTGTTAGGGATAACGTATTTATACTGCTCGCTTCAGTCAACCTAGCCATCACAATCACATCAATTAGCTGCTTATCATCTGTGCGTAACCCTTCCTTCTCCAAAAAAGGCACATCAAACTTCAAGTTGTAGGCTACAACACGCTTTATCTTGTTTAACTCGTCAAATAGAGGAGATAGGTACTTCGGATCGAGATTACCCCCTAAACTTTGGTGTCTGAACGGGAAATAAAACGTATGGTCTGGAACCGCTACCCCAATCCCACATAATTGGTGATAAGAGTATGCGTCCAGACCATTTGTTTCACAATCTACTGACCAATCCTCATAATTGCTGAGGGTGGCAACAGCCGAATCGAATTGTTTGTCAGTTAGAACTAACACTAGAAGGGAAGTGTGTCGTCATCGTCATCCGAAGCTAATGCCGTAGCTGTATCGGGTACACTTGCAGCAGTTTCTGCTGACGAGGCACCGGACTCACTATAGGTTTCCATCATGTAATCTTTTACAGATTGAAGGTCTCCGACAGTGTTGTATACGCCTTCAGGTATCTCATCTTCTTTAGTGGTTGCGGTTATTGTATAGGTAGTATCTAGTCCTGCACCTGTACGCCTAACCCTGATAACCCCTTTGTTCAAGAAACCCCAATCATTATAAACATCTACCAACTGATTCCAGATATAGTTACCACGACCGAAGGTTAGAGGCAGTATACGGAAATCATTAACAACTTCCTTGTACATAGTCTTACCTGAAGGGCCTGTAATTGATTCCCATGAATCCACTCGACGCTCAGGATGAAATACTTCTGTAACGTATGTCCAGAAAGCAAACCTATGTTGAGGCTTACTATCTGATGGAACCACCCCTAGGGGGCCATCTGGCCCAGACAGCACACTTTTAAAGGTATTCTCATCCCTGAATGTATGCATCCAATATTCTTCCAAGAACGGGTCATCATCATCTCCAGTAGCAACCGGAATAATAAATGCTTGGTCACCATCCCGCAACCATATTTCTTTCCTGAGACCACCTAAATTGGATCGCTCTGAAGATGTTGAACGACCTGCTCGCTCCTGTATAGATTTTATTCCACTCATACTTATCCTCCTACCAGTATTCCCGGTCTTGGATTATTTTATCCATTATCTGTTTATCTCTAATATCTTGAACATCCTTATATTGTGAAGGAATATCAATATATGCTATTCTAACCGACTGCCCCAGATATGTCAAGGCTTTCTCCTTACCTATCTGTCCAGCCTCATCATTGTCAAGGCATAACACCACCTCACCCACAGGTAACCCCTGTACTAAATCTACCTGCTTTTTAGATATAGACATACCTAAAATAGCTACTGCGTTATATCCTAACTGATTTAACCACATTGCGTCAAGCGGCCCTTCGACAATGCATAGTAAATTTGAAGGCTGTACTAAATTACCACCAAACAAAACTCTAGATTTTTTAAAGTCCTGTGGGTACAAGTACTTTGGAAACCCTCTCTCCCGACGTACTACCCAGCCTACTTCAACATTATCTAAGTCACTAATAGGAACCGCCAACCCGTTCTCTGCTGTTATCCCTGACCCCCATTTTTTCAACGTCTGCTTATTGAAACCCCTATCGAAAATCCAATTAGGTACAAAATTTTGGTTGAATGGGAAGTCTACTTTCGGGAGGTGGGTAGACTCCATCTCAAATTCATCTAAGAAATCTGCATCAACTGATACACTGTGATCTCCCAAGAATTGAGATAACTGCCCTGAGGAAAGGTTCAAGTACTCTTGAACAAAACCTTTTAAGCTGCCCTGCCCACACCCCCGAAAGCAAATCCATACACCTTTACTAGTGTTTATGGAGCACGAGGTATGCTGGTCATAGTGAAAGGGGCAAAGAATATTGAATTGTTCCTCGCCCGCAGGTACCGAAATACCTGCTTCTAATAACACTGATGCCCAGTCAAACATTACGCCTTCGCTTTACGATCCGCTTTGTTTGCCCTAACGAATAAAACAACTTCGTTCTTGTATCCTCTGGGGTCAGAGACAGACCCGTTACGGATATCCCCGACTGTAATAGAGACCATAGGTTTCCCCGGCCCTTTACTACGTCCAGTTTTTACAACTATGCTGTTCTCATCATCTTTAAACCAACTAAGTAATCCCATTATAGACCTCCTACAGTCCTATATCAAACTCTTCAACTTGTCCACTATCCACATTCCAAGTAAATGTGCAATTATCAACCGGTAAGTCCCCATCCCTATACTTCTGAAATTGTATTTCCCTTTGATCGTCAACGTCTTCTACCATGCACATTGACAAGGCAACATCAGAAGCTCGGATAAGGGCATCGCCAAATGCAACCTGATCTGCTCTGGGAGGCGCAAACATGTTTGACGCATCCCTTGTAGCTTGTGTTGAAACCATTATAGCATTATTCTGCGATAACGCAAAATTCTTGAGGCCGTAGAATAAGCTGTGGCTTTGTTCCCATGCCGCCTTTCGTGAATCTGATGTGGATACTAAGTATACCCCATCTATAACAGTAAGGTCGGGTGAGTATTTACGTATCAATCCTGCGATACTGGGCAAAGATATACTATCTTCACCGTTAATATGATCACACACTAGCAGTTTATTGGTGTTTGTTTCCGAAAGGAACTTCTTATATACAGTTTCATCTATAGGTTGACCAGATCGTAAAGCCCTATGGGATAGCTTGTACCCCATCATGTTGGCAAGTACGACATCCATACGCATCTCTATAGAACGTTTTGTCATTTCGGTGGATACCAACAGTACTCTACGGTTATCCAATATAGCTTCCGCTGCAACTTTTACACATAACCAAGTCTTACCGACGGTAGGGCGGGCAAAAGCGGATACCAAGTCCCCTTCCTGCCAACCCATTCCCGTGCTGTTGAGAGTTCTGAAGGGGGTACGTATCCCAATCATACCATCCCCCATCTCTCGTTTCTTATTACGGGCTTGCCACTCTGCAAATCTATCTGAATCACCGGTATCGTAGTACGATACATCCTCATCATAGGTAACCTCAACATCTGCTAGAGACTGAGTAATTGCACTCAAAGCAGCCTTAGGGTTATCTTGCAATACAGCCTTATTTGAACTGAATGAATTTACGATTTCCCTAAACAAAACCTGCTTCTTAAACTCATCTTGAGCATAATCAAAGTTAGTAGTAACCGCCTCAATCCTTAACTTAGGAAAGTTCTCTGTTAGAACACTAGGTTCTGGAAACTCCTTATATTCATCTATGTGAGAGTTAATAAATCTAACTGCGTCCCCATGAATAACGAAGTTCTTTATAGGAAATTTAAACTTCCGATAATTGTTTTCGTTACAAAGACCGTAAACAATAGCTGACTCCATAAAATTAAAATTAGCACTATCCATGTCTGCCCTACCTCGATGAGTACATTACTCTGTTATAACTATTATGTATATAAAAATTACACGCCGGGTCAGGGGGGTAATCCACTACCCGCTTGGCCTCTGTGTAAGATGAGTATACCCCATAATCCCAAACTTGTCTAGCTTCATTATTAACGCCCACAACCCTAAACTGATTATTCGGGGCCGCTCTTTGACTCAGTGTTTCAAGTAGCCGGGGTGAGCGCCGCTTGCGTTCCTTGTAAGCCATACTTCTGCTCCAATTGTAAAACTAAATTTGAATATACTTTTTTGTCAGATGCGGCGGGAAACCATTTAGTTTCCAAGCGCATCAAGTGTCTCCAAAGTATTTTACAGGAATCAGAAGGCTGAGTCAATACTAACCAGTAAAGATCAGGGCGTTTACAGTCGGGAAGATAATAAGACAGCCCCCCTAAAGTATAAGGAATGGTGGCGTTCTTATCATTCTTCTTAAGTGAGGAAAGTAAAGCACAGAGAATATCATAATAGCCATGCTTCTCTATAGCATTCTTTAACATACTCATCTCTCGACCAATGAAAGTGGAAACCGTATAATCCTGCCCAGTTATATCTGAATATAACTTCTCATATTCGGAGAAGGCAGTCCTACAGGTTAGTTGTTTTTGTGTCTTGGTTCCCATAATAATTTATTAACTTATCTTTAACTTGCGCTCGTACCTTGTGTGGTGAGATACACCCTAATTTAAAGTAAATTTCCTTATTATTATACTTATTTAACTTAGCCTCGATGTATTTTTGTTCGGTAGGCGTTAAATTTAGTTGCTTTAATTCTTCTATAAAAGCTACCGTTTGGAAACCGGAGTCTTCTATGGCTGCTAATTCCTCAAAGCTTTGATTTGTCCCATCATCGGGAATCTGAACGAAAATCGGTTGCCTTTTCAAACGTGCTTGTGCTTTTGTGATAAGAGTTCGTATGGTATTTACCATACTGGTATGTAAATAAGTATGAAATGAGGCATTTCGGTCAGGATCGTACTTTTTTGCTGCCTTACATATAACTAAACGTAGTTCCTGAGCTATATCTTCTCGCTCCATGCCCACAATTGAAGCTCGGGAAGCCATTTTTTGGACTTTGGGTTCCCACTGAATTATTAAATTATCGTTTATCTCCACTATGTACCCGCTTTTTATTTTTATAACATTCTACCGTACAGTAAGTTTGCTTCTTTCCTACTAATGCCCGGTGCTTGATTACAGATTTACGTCTATAGAAAATAACATCGCACCAGTTACATCTTATTTTAGCATAATACCACTCAAAATAGCAAGAACCTTTACATAATGGTGGGACTTTCCCCCGGCTGATTGGATTTATGAGTATCTTACGACAAACCCTACATCTCCTCCTACGGACTTTAGGGGGCCTGTCCTCCGGATTAGGGCGAACAGCAGCGGTAGGCATACCCCGTCTATTCAGAATCTGCCAAACGTTCTCTCTGCTGGTACCAACCTTCTTAGCTATGTAACCTAAAGTCCACTCAGGGTGTTTCTCTCTAGATCGAATAACGTGATTTACACGACGCATCTTTAAAAGTCATCTATAGAAGCTTGCGTTTTCTCATACGCTTTCACCCAACCAGTTGCTTGATCTTTCCACTTAGCAGCTAATTTAGTTGCATCAACAACCCCTTGATCCTCTCTTACAATAAATGTAGTTGCGGCAACAACCCTTGCCCATTGTGCGTCTGTAAACGATACTGTTACATCTGGCATTAGGTTTTCTCCTTTAATTCTTTAATTTCTTTACGTAATTTAGTAACTTCATCTAACAGCATAACTGATAAACCATGATATTTTACTGATTCAGCCTTACCCTCTTTATCGTAATTAATTAACTCTGGATAAACTTCATCAACTTCTTCGGCAATTAAGCCAATATCTGGGGCATTATCTAGTTTATAATCGTAACTCACGGGTCTTAACTTGTCAAGTTTTGAAGAATCATATACTAACTCTTTTACATTATCTTTGTATTGTATTGAACTAGA